GCTGGACACGCTGCAGGAGGCATTCCGTAAGGCCGGTGGCAAGTGGTCGACCTTCGTGATCTGGGCCAAGAACACCTTCACGCTCGGCCGCTCGGACTATCAGCGTCAGTACGAACCGATCCTGTATGGCTGGAAGGACGGCACCGATCACTATTGGTGCGGCGCTCGCGATCAAGGTGACGTGTGGTTCTGCGACAAGCCGCACAAGAATGATTTGCATCCGACCATGAAGCCAGTGGCGCTCGTCGAGCGCGCCATCCGCAACTCTTCAAAGAGCCGCGACATCGTGCTCGACCTATTTGGTGGGTCGGGCAGCACCATGATCGCGGCGGAGCGCGCTGGCCGCCGCGCCCGGCTCATCGAACTCGATCCGAAGTACGTCGACGTTATCGTGCAGCGCTGGCAACGATTGACCGGCGGCAGCGCTGTTCACTCTGCCACCGGTCAGAAGTTCTCAGAGTCGAAGAGAGCGGCTTAAGCGGCGATGCGATAGACGCGGCCGCGGCCTTCCACCTTCTCGGATTGCAGGTCCAGCTGCAGCCGCTTCTTGATCACGCCGACGAACGCCCCGCGCACCGAATGCTTCTGCCAGTCAAGTTTCTTGGCGATCTCGTCGACCGTCGCGCCATCGGGCCGCTGCAGCATGGCGACCAGCTGCGTTTGTTTGGTGTTTGCACGCGTGGCGGTTGGTTTCGTCTTCTTTGCGGCGGCTTTCTTCTTTTTCGGAGGCTTGCGGGCTTTCGCTTTGGCCATCATGGGCTCCATGGTAGTCGAGCCGCGACGATCGCGACCCTTCTACTGAGCGGAGCCCCGAACCGGGGCGCGCTGCATACATGCTCTGTCCGGCGCGTAAGCCAAGCGAATAGTTGAGCAACTTCGTTGCTTTCTCGCAGCGGCAGCGAGCGCGATGCCTCACCTACACGGCCACCCTTTTGATGAGTTATCTTCGACCTTCCGGCGCAAGCCATTGGGGGGCGATATATGGATTTCTTTCCGGGATTTCGTCGGAAGACGATCAAGACATCGGACACGTCGATAAACCTTGTAACGGGTGGGGAAGGACCACCTCTCCTTCTTCTGCACGGATTTCCGCAAACTCACATCCTCTGGCGCAAGGTCGCGCCTGAGCTTGCTAAGAACTACACGCTCGTCATGCCGGACCTGCGCGGGTATGGCGACAGCGGCAAGCCTTCGGCTGGCGAAAACCATATCAACTACTCAAAACGCTCCATGGCGAGTGACCAGGTCGACGTCATGGATCAACTCGGTTTTCGACAGTTCTCGCTTGTTAGCCACGACCGAGGGTCGCGCGTTGCACATCGTCTCGTACTCGATCATCCGGACCGTGTGTCGAAGTTGGTATTGATGGACATCTGTCCGACGCACTACATGTACCGGACGGCAGATAAGGAAATGGCCTCCGCCTACTTTCACTTTTTCTTTTTCATTCAGCCCGCGCCATTCCCCGAGACACTGATCGGAAGGAGCGTCGATGAGACGCTCAAGTTTTTCATGGGCTCAGTCATGCCCAACGGCATCGAACCGGACGCTTATGCCGAGTACCGTCGTTGCTTCAGTGATCCGGCGACTATCCACGCGGCCTGCGAAGACTACCGTGCGGCCGCTTCGATCGACCTTGAGCATGACGAGAAGGACATGGACCGGAAGATCACCTGTCCGCTGCTCGTGCTGTGGGGCTCAAAAGGACTTGTCGGTAGAAAGTACGATGTTCTGTCGGTCTGGAGAGAGCGCGCAATGCGTGTGTCCGGCAAAGCTCTGCCCGGGGGGCATTGGCTGCCCGAAGAATGTCCGAACGAAATGCTGGCAGAGGTCGCACCGTTTCTCGGTTCTCCTGCCGAACGCAACCCACTCGTGGAGACGTAGCTTGGGACACGCGCTTGTGAAGGCTACGATGCTTTCGCAAGCCGCACCCAGGGTGACTCGTCAGACACAAAGGCGCCGTTTAGCGGCGTCATCGCGACGCGCCAGGTAGATCCCTCAATGTTCATGAGCTCGCGCACGACCCCTCGGCCAATTCTGACTCTCCCGTCTTTGAGATAGCCGATCATGACCGGTCGGCCGCTCTCTAGAGATTTCCTTGCCAGTGCTACACATTCAGAATTGCTCGTTTCAAACGACTGTACTTCCAACATTCCAATTCCCATTTCCATGCCCGTATGACGTAGAGTAAAGCACGATTGGATGGGACTATCCATTCGGGCTTACGCGCGCCACCGCGGCGTCAGTCACGTCGCGGTCATGCGTGCCATCAAGGCGGGGCGCGTTCCCGTCGAAGCGGACGGGACGATTGATCCCGCGAAGGCGGACGCCGCCTGGCAGCGATCGACTGATCCCGCCAAAGTGCGGTCCAAACCGAAGCTGAGCGCGAGCCTTCGGCCAGTCGCCGACGCGGCGCTCGGCTCAGTCCGCGAGACACTCAAGGAGCAAGGCCTCCCGGCTAGCTCGAATGTCACGTTCGTGCAGGCACGTACCGCGCACGAGATAGCGAAAGCTCATCTCGCTCGGCTCCGCCTGCAGCGCATGAAAGGAGAGTTGGTCGATCGCGCTCGCGCTAACGCAATGATCTTCCGCCTCGCGCGCGAGGAGCGCGATGCTTGGCTCAATTGGCCAGCCCGTGTCGCGGCGCTCATCGCGGCGGACCTCGGTGTCGAAGCTCATGCGGTTCAGAAGCTTGTAGAAACGCATGTCCGCGGTCACCTCGCCGAACTCGCCGAGATCCGGCCTGAGTTCAGATGACCTCTTCGCCTTCGATGGCGCCGACGAACTGGCGCAGGCATGGCGCAGCGGACTGCTGCCAGACCCGGCGCTCACCGTCTCGCAATGGTCCGATCGACACCGGCTGCTGAGCCCGCGCGCCTCGGCCGAGCCTGGCCGATACCGCACCGATCGAACGCCGTATATCCGAGACATCGTGGATGCGCTCTCGCCGAGTCATCCTGCGCGGCGCGTCGTCGTGATGAAGTCGGCGCAGGTTGGGTTCACGGAGGGCGGCAACAACTGGATCGGCTATGTGATCCACCATGCGCCTGGGCCCATGCTCGCGGTGCAGCCGACCGTCGAACTTGCGAAGCGCTTTTCGCGACAGCGCGTCGACCCGTTGATCACCGAGAGCCCGGCGCTGCGCGAGCGGGTAAAGCCTGCTCGTTCACGCGATGCCGGCAACACGGTGCTGTCGAAGGAGTTTCCGGCCGGGCTTTTGGTCATCACCGGCGCGAACAGCGCGGTCGGCCTCCGGTCAATGCCGGCGCGTTACCTGTTTCTGGACGAAGTGGACGCATATCCGCCATCGGCCGACGAAGAGGGCGACCCAGTCGCACTGGCCGAAGCGCGGACCCGAACCTTCTCGTGGCGTTCGAAAGTTCTGCTCGGTTCAACACCCACGATCCACGGCCTGTCGCGGATCGAGCGTGAGTACGAGACGACCGACCAGCGGCGGTTCTTCGTGCCGTGTCCGCATTGCAAGGAGAAACAGTGGCTTAGGTTCGAGCGGCTGCGTTGGGAGCAGGGTAAGCCGGAAACCTCTCATTATATATGTGCGTCCTGCGAAGGGCGGATCGAGGAACACCACAAGACCGCGATGCTCGCCGCCGGCGAATGGCGGCCGACCGCTGAACCTCAAGATCCAGGCACGATCGGCTTTCATATCTCGGCGCTGTACTCACCGGTTGGATGGTTCTCCTGGGAGCACATCGCGCGCGCCTGCGAAGCCGCTACGACCGATGAGGCGAAGCGCAGCTTCAAGAACAGCGTGCTCGGCGAGACGTGGGTCGAGACCGGCGAAGCTCCGGATTGGCAGCGGCTCTATGAGCGACGTGAGACATGGCAGATCGGCACGGTGCCGGCCGGTGGCCTGTTCCTCACCGCCGGCGCCGACGTTCAGAAGGACCGTATCGAGGTCGATGTGTGGGCGTGGGGCCGCGGCCTCGAGAGCTGGCTCATCGATCACATCGTGATTGACGGCGGGCCTGAGCACGCCGAGACCTGG